CTTGGGCTAAGGGTCTTCGACAATTGATTGCACTCCTTTACAGTGGTGAGATTCCCAAGTGGGATGTATCTAAAGTTCGACCTGCTGGTGCTAAACTAAAGACGTTTGGTGGTAGAGCATCTGGCCCTGCACCTTTGGTGGATCTGTTTAACTTTGTAATTAATACCTTCAAATCTTCACAAGGACGTAAGCTATCTAGCATTGAGTGTCATGATATTATGTGTAAGATTGGTGAGGTAGTAGTTGTAGGTGGAGTACGTAGGTCAGCTATGATCTCTTTGAGTAACCTTAGTGATGATCGTATGCGTCATGCTAAGTCAGGTGCATGGTGGGAAAACGATCCACAACGTGCTTTAGCTAATAACAGTGTTAGCTACACAGAAAAACCAGATGCTGTTTCATTCATGCGAGAGTGGATGGCACTAGTAGAATCAGGAAGTGGAGAACGTGGTGTATTCAATCGTCAAGCAAGTAAAGTACAGGCTGCTAAAAATGGTAGGCGTAATGCAGACTTTGAGTTTGGAACTAATCCTTGCAGTGAAATCATCCTGCGTCCATATCAGTTCTGTAATCTTACAGAGGTTGTTGTTCGTGCCACAGACAGTGTTGACGATCTTGAACGAAAAGTCCGTCTGGCAACAATTCTGGGAACTATCCAATCTACATACACTAAATTCCCCTACTTGCGAAAGGTGTGGTCTAGAAATACAGAAGAAGAACGACTGCTCGGTGTGTCACTCACAGGGATAATGGACAACCCCTTGATGACTAAGAAAAATAAAGGATTGGAGGATACCCTTGAACATCTTCGTAGGATTTGTGTATCTACTAATGCTGAATGGGCTGATCGTCTTGATATACCTGTTGCTACTGCAATTACATGCTGCAAACCATCGGGAACAGTCTCACAACTGGTGGATAGTGCCAGTGGCATACATGCTCGCCATAGCCCCTATTATATCCGCACTGTGCGTGGTGATAATAAAGATCCGTTGACACAGTTTATGATTGATCAGAAAATACCAAGTGAACCTTGTGTGATGAAGCCAGACCAAACAACAGTATTTAGCTTCCCTATTCAATCACCTAAAGGTTCTGTCGTTACATCAGACATGACTGCTATTGAGCAATTAGAGATGTGGCTGACCTATCAACGATCATGGTGTGAGCATAAGCCAAGTGTTACAATCAATGTTAAGAAGGATGAATGGTTTGAAGTAGGTGCATTTGTTTACAAATACTTTGACGAGATGTCAGGTGTATCCTTCTTGCCCTACAACGAACACACATATCAACAAGCACCCTATCAAGAAATAGGTAAGCATGATTACAAAACTTTGTTATCTTGTATGCCAGAGACTATTGATTGGACTAAGCTTGCATCATACGAAAGTGAAGACAACACTGTAGCAATGCAAACTATGGCATGTACTGGTGATGTTTGTGAAATAGTAGATCTAACATAAAGGAGAATCACATGTATGTTTTAGTACTCATTATGACTTTTCAAGGCAATATGAAAGTTCAAGCTTTCCATTCACTGTTCCCCGATTGGAAGACTTGCAATCAAGTTTCAACTACAATGCGAGAACGATTAGTGAGTACTAAACCATCAGCAGATGCGACTGCAAATACCTATTGCTTTCAAATACCAGAGAGTATATAATTCAAACTTCAATAACAAAAGGAAAGTCTACCATGATTAAACATCCCTTCAATCGGAAATGGTATAATAAATATGATCAATCAGCAAAGGAGACATTGCGAGATCACTTAGTTAAAATTGGTCACGAAGTAAATGACATTGAAGAGGACTACAACGTTGATGTAGTTTCAACTAAAAATGGTTATACTTACTACAGTGAAGCAGAAGTTAAGACAGCATGGAAGGATGAATGGCCTACTAGCTTTACTGAAATACGTGTACCTGAACGCAAGAAACGTCTTATTGAAATGTACAAGAAAGATAAAGGAGTCTTAAACTTTTATGTATTCAGTAAGGACTTGAGTAAAGCATGGCGTATTAAGGATACACAGATGACACCAGATAGATTGAAAGAAGCAAAAGGCAGAAACATACGAGCAGGAGAAAAGTTCTTTCACATCCCTTACACAGAAGCAGAGCTAGTGGAAATCAAATGAGTTATGATCCGGTAAACAATCCAGCCCATTACAAATTAGGTGATGGGGTTGAGTGTATTGATTACATTAAACAAGTGTTAACACCAGAGGAGTTCAAAGGTTACTGTCATGGTAACTTAATTAAATATCAACATCGACATGGATACAAAGGTAATCCTGTTGAGGACATAGAAAAAGCTGAATGGTACTTACGTAAGATGATAGAAACTATGAAGGAGATTCATAAATGAAACCATACGATGAAGGTATGAAGGCTTTTAAAACTGGTAGGTTAGGTAACCCCTACTCTAAAAACACAAAACAAAACAGGGATTGGGAGATGGGCTTTAATAAAGCCTACTTCTACAACCTTGAAAAGGTGAAACTAAATGAGCAGAAATTTGAAGCTAGAAGAGGAAGCTAAAAACTACAGGCAACAAAAGAGAAAGCCGCCAATCAAGACTAAGCCACTAACTGCACGTAGGTTTATGGCTGGTCAAGCAATGGCGGCATTGTTGTCTAGATCTCCGGGTCATGTACATAGGGCTGACATAAAACGTGAAGCATATGATTGGGCAGACTTTATGCTAGACGATGATTCAGAATAATTAAAGGGGGCGCAAGCCCCCTTCTTTATTGTGTCATCTTTTGGAATCGGGATAGATCCCTTAACGACTGCTCAGTATTTAAATACTGTTGTAAAATAAATAACTCGTTTTGTTCTAGCTCTTCGACATCTCCCAAGCCTAATTCTTTTACTGCTTTTTGAATACCCTTCTTAGGATACTTAGATGTTATGTCGTACTGTAATGAAATTACTTCTTCAGGACCAGAGTACTGCATCCTTAAAAATGTTTTTGCTAGATCTTTTGCCCTTGGCACAACATCTTTATTCCAATGATCTAGTTTCTGTTGCTGAGTCAGTTTATCAAACCAACTACTTTCTAAAAGTAAACTAGACTCTGCTTCAATAACATCAAAAAGAATACCATTTAAAGCATTAGCTGCTTGTGGAGCTTGATCTCTTATTTTCTTAGCAGTGTTTAAATCAAAGTCTCTAAGGCCTATACTGTTCATTACACGTTGTGTATCAGTAAGCCTGATGATCCTAGCACCTAGTATCTTTGTTGATTGTATATCAGATGTACCACCTGCTGCAGTCTCTCTAGGATCTGCCAGTGGTTTACCTGTAAACAAAGGAATTATATTATCTATGTAACGAAAGGCATTATTAACTAACTTATTATTTTGAACCCTGTCAATTGGTGCTGCATCTTCACCCCTAGCTAAACCAGCAACAACATTAAAAGGTTCAAGAGGTCTTATCATTGGATTAACATATTGAGTTGCCATAGTTTGAGCTAGTATTTCTGTTGCTTTTGCAAAGTCTCTTCTTTCTGGATCTATCATAAGTTTGATAGATTCTAAAGTATCACGTTGGGTTTTATCTAAATTTCTAAGTAACCCTGACATACCAAAATCTTCAGAGAACTGTGCAAAAGCAGACATTGCTTCTTGTTTTTGATCCATCAATACCCCTAGTGCTACTATTCTTGCAGCACCCCTGTAAGCCGACACGGGGAAGTCATACTGTTGATCGACAGTTTCACTTCCCATAGTTGTAGCATACATAGGTAAACCATTTTTTATATTTTCTACTTCTTGTTGTGCAAGTGTGTATATAATACCAGTAGAAACTAATGTCCTTGATAGTGCTTCTGTCTTAGACATGTTATCATAAAACCCAGAAGCTTTTAAAATCATGTTTACACCCGGAGTATTTTTACCTAAGAAACCCACAGTGTTGTTAAAAAATCTACCAAAAGGAATCATCATACCAAGACCCGGCATGTTTCTAGCATCTTCTAACATACCAGCAAACTTACCTAGACCATCTTTAGTTTTATATGACTTAGAAAATATAGATTCTATTGTGTCATCAACAGCATCAGCTTCAATAGCACGATATTCTTTTGATGCCATAAACTTTTGAAGTGTCATGTCTCCAATATTTTCTGACCTGTAAAACTCATTCCAACCCTTACCTGTAGTAGCCCTAAGTTTTTTATCCATTTGAAATAAAAACTCTTGCGACTTAGTAAACGAATCTTGAGCTTGAACAAAAGTTAACCGTTGAGTTAAATCAATTAACTCATCTGCTTTTAAACCTGCAAGCTTTGCATTAGGACTAAACTTACCACCAGTTAAAAGGTTAGTTGTATTGTCAACACCACCGGGAAGTACACTGTTTAATTTTTGTAATGCTTCTGAGTTTCTTTGTAGTGCTGATTCAAAAGCAGTATAAGTCATGTCAGGATCAAAAAGAAATCTAAGTCTTTGAGC